GTTAGCATCATCACAATAAGCTTTTAAAACTTCTGTAATTTTGTTTTTTCTCCTGTCACACATATAATTATATATTTTGAAGTAAATATCAACTGCACCTTTACCTCTGATTCTCCATCTCCAAGCATTTTTGTGGTGTTTTTGTCTTGGTTTTATAAAAACTACAGATCCCTTACCAAAAAATTGATGCATTTTATAAATTACATCTTTATCAGTCATTTCAACTGAAATAGATGGAATACAATAATCTTTTTTTGTCTTTTCGTAGGATATACAACCTTCCCCATCTATGATTCCAGCAAAATATGCTTCTAGGTTACTTGGTTCTCGTTCTTTTCTTAAGGGGAACTTTAATACCTTGGGGGTTTGGTCCTCGTTTGGGTGGTGGTCCAAATTTTTTTCCTCCACTAAGCCCTCTTTGTTTTCTTCTAGACACATTTAATCCTTTAAATCTGGAAATTCTTTTAATTCTCTGTTCACTGTCTTCGCAGCTTCTTTATGAGCAGATGATGAACTTAAACCTGCAGCTCTATTTTCATCATACTCTTTTTTAAGTAATTTATTAAATTTTTTTGTAGCTCCCTTTACTATTGGATCACCTAATCTAAATGCAACTCCTAAAAATCTTATAACCATTATTGTTTTAATTTCCTTTCTGCTATGTCTAATCTCTTATCAGATGCTTCATCTTGTTGTTGAAGTCTATCATATTGAAAACCTAGCTTATCTGCTTCTCTTTGATTTTCTTGTTCTTGTTTAAATCTAGTTTCTTCTGCTTTTCTTTGCATATCCATTGCTTTTAAATCAACTTCTTGTTGTTTAATTCTTACAAGTGGATCTTGTTTAGCCATGTTAGCCTGATTCTCACTTCTAACCAACTCAGTAGTTATTTCTGCAATTCTTGTAGCTACAGCATTATCAAAAGCTATTTGATAAGATTGAGGATCTTCTTGTTTTGAAGCCATTATATTTGGATCTTGTGCTAATTGTTCTGAAACTTCTTTTCTTGCTTTAAAAGAAATATGGTCTGAAACATGAGATTGTAACAAAGCATAGACTTGCGGATTGATTTGAACCATTCTAGATGCCATGAAAGCTGAGTGTGCAGCTATATGTGCGTCATGGTCTTGGAATTCAAAGGCAGTTAATAATTTCATTTGCAATGATCTTGCATTTTCTTTAGCAGGATCCATTGGCGTAGGTTGTTTTGGCGCAGGTTTTAGTAAAGTTTCTATTTGTTTAGTACCAAGTGCTTCGTAAACTCTTCTATAAGCTTCATGTATGTTGTGTAATTGTGGGTTTGAAGTAGCAATTTGCAATTGTGTTTGTGCTAAAGTTACTCTTTGTGCCATAGACATAATATTTGGATCAGCAACAGGTAAAACATCTATTCTTTCATCAAAATCTGCAGATTTAATTTGTCTTGGTCCACCAAACACATCATAAGGATACTCAGGTGGTAAGTATTCTGAACAAATTCTTGCTAAAATTTTAAATTCAAGTCTCATAGCATAGTAACAACGCTTATGAACACCACTCATTACTCTAGAACCACGTTCTAAAAGAGCAATAGTTGTGCCCACAGCCCTGTTCTGCGTGTCGTTCCCTACTGCGGTATCGGTTATCGCAGCAAACTTTTGACCCGCTTGCACTACAAAACCAAGTAAATTAAATAAAGTTGTACTTGGTTCAGAGAAAGGTAAATTAAAAAACTGATCTCTTATGTTTCCACCAGGAGCATCTACGTCTCTAAACTCTCCAGGTTGTATTGGTTGGTCGTCATCTCTTACTCTAATACCTCTTGCTTTAAATCCTGCTGGTAAATTTTTTAAAGTTCCTGCATCAATCAATTGTCTTAAAGCTACAGTTGCAGCTCTAGATAAACCACCAATCGTATGAATTAAACCAAAGCCATAAAATCCGAGACCGGGTAAAAATTTAAAGTGAACAAAGTATTCTATTCTTGTATAATTAGGATCATCTACTCTATAGTTCCTGTATATAGATAAAACTTCGCTTGAACTTTCATCTATAGTTACGATGTACGGAATCTTGATTGCTTTTTTGGTTCTATTATCAAAGTTCTCATAGTCATCTAAATTTAATTCAACATGCATCTCAAGAACAGTATGGATGTAGTCTGTGAACCCTGGTTTAACTCCATCAAGACTATCAATTTTTTGTTGTAAATCTGATTCATCTACATTTGGTTTAGGTAACTCTATATCTCTATAGAAACCTGCAGCCATTCTTTTGTTTAAATCGTTCTCACCCATTTTTAAAACGTGAGTGATTCTTCCTGCGTCTTTTAAATCTGAGGCATAGTAAGGTACTACTAAATCTTCAGCAGGTACAAACTTAGAAACAGGTCTTTGTAGAAATTCATCATAATAAACTTTTTTAAATGTAGAACCTGATAGAGGAAGATAGTAAAGCATTTGATCCATGTCCGTAGTGTAGTCTTCCATCTTCTCCATAAGAAGATAGTTCATATATTCTTTTACACGATCAGCTTGTTGTTCGGTGTTCGGTGTACGTATACCTAGAACCTGTGTTCTAACTGGACCATCACTTGGTAATAATTCTTTGTATGCAGAAGCTTGGAAAGTCGTAGCACTTTCACTTAACAACGGATGGGTGACACCGGAAGCTCCTTTAAATGGTCTTGTTTGCTCGTTATATTTGACACCAAGAAGATCTAAACCTTTAGTGTATCCTTCTTCCCATTCTTTTCTAGATTCTTTGTCTTTTTTATATTCTGTAATTAACTCCATGCCCAAACGCTTTAGAGTTCTTTCGTCCATATCTTCAGCAAGATTAGCATTAAAATCATCAGATTCTGTTTCTTCAACAGTCTCTTCTCCTTCAACTTCAATACCAAGCGGAAGTCCTTCAGGTTGTTCCTTAATTTCTTCTACTTTAGTTTCTTCTTCGATGTTTTCGGTAATTCCCTTTTCTACAGCCATAGTTTAATTTATCATAAGGTTTTAAAT